CGCAGCAGGGCGCGCACGACGCTGGTCCGGGCACCGCCCAGCAAGCCGGTGGGGTAGTCCTCGACGTAGCCGCTGGTGTTCTGAGCCATTTCGAGGACGTGGCGCTGGTTGGCGGAGAGTTCGATGGTGGTCATGGTCAAGCTCCTTATTGGATGGGGTAGTGCAGGTCATGGGCGCGGCGGGGACCAACCCATTCGCCGCTCGGGTCCAGTCCGCGACGAACGAGTTCGTCGCGAGCGAGTTGGTTGAGGTCGAGGGTTCCGTTGACGGCAGCAAGCAACACCGAGGTGTGCAGCGCCTTGAGAAACCAGAGTTCGGGGTTACTCGGCGAGGACATCGGCGATGGCCTCGCGCATCTGGATCTCGCCGGAGACCAGTCCGGCCAAGATGTAGTCGGGCAGCATCTCCAGAAACTGTGTCGCCCGGCGTTCCATCTCTCGCCGGCTCGCGCCGTACCAGTCGGGGTAAGCGCTCAGCTGCGCTAGCTTCGAGCGGTTGGCCTGTTTCATGCCGCGCAGGAAATCTTTGAGTTGTTCGGTCTGCTCTTGCATCGTTGGCCTCCGTGGCCGCGTTGGTGTGGACGCATGAACGCTTCCTTCGCCCAGGAAGCCAAGCGGTTTCTGCGATGAAGAACGACCGTCCTCGATCACGGACAGGTGTCGGACAGCTTCGGCGTCCAAATAAAAAAGCCCTCGCTCGGGCGGGGGCTTCGGTGGCGATGCGCCTTAGTCGATGCGGCGTTGCTGGATGGCGCGGGGCATCAGTACATCGCAAGCGCGCCGTTCCCGCCATCGGTAGCTCAGCAGTTCCACCTCGGGAATCGGGAGCGTGGTTACCGTGTAGGCGTTCGGATCGTCGCCGTAATCGCTGGCTTCGCCCGCACCGAGCCACGCTTCGCCCGTCAGGGTGTGGCGCTCCGTGGGCAATGTCGGTCCGGCGCCCTGCGCCGCGCGCAGCGCGGCGGCATATCCGGCCAGATACGCCGACCGCATGACGCCGCGAAGCTCCCAGACTGCGACGTTGTAGAAGTCCAGATCGTCGCGCTTGCGACTTTCCAGTGTGGTAATCCCGATGTGCTCTAGAGCGATTTCGGCGAAAAGTGCGTCGTTCATGGTGGCCTCCTTGGCCGCGTTGGGTGGACGCATGAACGCTTCGGTTCGGCTGGAAGCCAAGCGCTTTCGTTAGGGGTCACGGCAGTTTCGCTTGGTCGGACAGCTAACAGACAGGAGCGGGCGAAGCTGTCCGCCTGCTGTCCAAAACGCAGCGGCACCGCTTGGCTTTCGTTGAAACTGAAGCGTTCATGCCGTGCCGCAAGAGGCGGTGGCCGGAGAAACCACATGCATGACGCACAGGACGCACTGTTTACGCTGGGCACGCTGCCCAAGCGGATTCGATGGTTGATTGAAGAGGCGCCGACCGATTTGGAGCCAGTGTGGAAGTACGGTCTCTGCAAGACACAGGCGTGCGAGGCATTGGCGCGTTTCCTGAAGCCATGGTCTCGTCTGGACCGAGCGCGGCACATCGAGCCGGTAGAGCTGTGCGCGCGGGTGCGCGCCGCTAACGAAGAACTGCAGGACTGGGAGCAGCGTGTGGGTAGTGGTTTCCAGGGGCGGCGGAAAAAGCGGCGCAACGCGGCCGTCAGTGCGGCCTTCGCCGCTGCGGCGAGACAAATGGATGCCTATTTCCAGTGTCGGCCGGCGTTGACGCCGCGCCAGTGGGTCGAACAGGCACGGGATCTGGTCGAGCGTTTGTACGTATTCCGGCGGCGCGACGGCGAGTACCAGCACGGCATCAGCTTCGCGGTCAGCGGGTTGGAGCAAGCGCTCGGGCAGTTGCCGGAGTAGGCGCGCCGCTGCACGAAGCTGTCGGAACCCTGTCTGCACACGCGAGTGGTGCATCTTCCGCTTGGCTTACGGACGGAAGGAAGCGTTCATGTGCTCGCCGCAACGACGCGGCGCCCATCGGAAGAACGACATGAGCAATATGTCCTACTGCAAGTTCCAGAACACGCTGAGCGACCTCATCGATTGCAGGAACACCATCGAGGAGATGATTACGGGAGATGAGGACGAGGTGTTAACGCTCAGCCATGAAGAGGCGCGCGCCGCCGAGCATCTGGCCGAACAATGCTTCGATATCCTGACGCTGCTGTGCGAATACGCGGGCGTCGAGCTAGACCAACACCTGGAAGCCCGAGAGCTGATGCGGAGCGTGATCGCAAGCCTACCGCGTCGCTGAATCTGGAGAGGACGTACCCCAGCGCCTAGGCGGGCGCTGGGGTATTCCCTCTTCATCATTCCTGTCTCGCCGCTGTCCACCCTCTGAACTGCGCAGTTTGGCGCTTGATGTTCTGGTAGGACGAAGCGTTCATGTCGTCGCCGCAACGACGCGGCAAACCGGAGAACAACATGTACCGAGTTCCTGGACGAGAATTCGCGCAGGCTCAGCAGCCCATAGCTGCGGCCGAGTATTATCTGCACGACCTGCTTCGGCGGGAGGAAGACGCAGCGCTGCCTGTCGAGGACCGCCAAGCGGTGTACGAGGTGGTCAGAAGCGCATGGGCTATCACCCAGATGCTCTGCGACCGAGCCAGCGTGGATCTGCCGCGCGAGCCGAACTGGGAGGCGATCCTCAAGGAGCACGTATACCGCTGAGCGAGAGCGAAGTCCCCAGCCCCGCTGACGGGCTGGGGTATTCGTTCTTCCAGCGAACGCAGTTCCTGTCCGGCTCCTGTCTCTGCAAAGACTTGTTGGCGAGACCGCTTGCGATTCGCGCGCGAGGAAGCGTTCATGTCCACGCCGCAACGACACGGCGAATACGGAATTTTCGATATGAACGAAATGAAGAAGAATGCCATCGGAGCGCTGCGTGCTCTTGAGGATAAGACGGAGCGACTGTTGATGTCCGACTGCTCCTTCCTGCCCGGTGCGGGATTGACGATCTACCGATGCTACGGATTTTCGCAGTTTCTGGCTTCGAGAGCATGCGCAAGGCAATCGCTACAACATGAGGCGGAAGCGATTTGGGGAATGGCGGACGAATGCGGGGAGGAGATCGCAGAGTTCGAGAAGGTCGTTGAACACGCCGGCGGCTGGTACAAGCGTCGACTGGTCCCGACGGAATTCGACGCCGACGAGCTGGCCCTACGCAGCTTGCATAGGAACATCGGTCGGTACTTGGACGCGCTGGAGCCCGAGTACATAGCTTTGCCGGTCCACGAGTTGAGCCGCCTGTTGCAGCGAGTCAAGTTGCTTGAGGTCTGGGACGTGCGAGCCCCAGGCTACCAGCCCGATCTTCGCGCAGCGTCCAAGGCGCTTCAGCGTGCTCGCGATGCTGCCGAATATGCAACGCGCAATTAGCCCGTAGCTGCGCGAGAGCGCACACTCCAGCGCCTACAAGGGCGTTGGGGTGTTCCCTCTTCCCTTATCGAATCTGCGCCGATGGCCGGCGGTCGCGGAGGTCCGAATCTGCCAGTGACCGTCTGTGGGAATCAGCATCCGCGCCTACGGGCGCCATCGCGGCGTCTCGGACACCGCCGTTCGTAAAGCCATCGCCACAGGCCGGATTACCGCGCTGGCGGACGGAACCATCGATCCCGCGCGCGCCGATACCGAGTGGGCGGCCAACACGACTTCGGCGGCGCCCGCGCGTGCGCCGCGACCGGCGCGGGTGCGCGCCGTAGCGCAGGAGGAGACGTTGTCGGCCCCGGCCGGCGCGCCCGCCGGTAACAGCTACGCGCAGGCGCGCACCGCCAACGAAGTCCTCAAGGCCCAGCACCACAAGCTGCGCATCGCGCAGCTGCGCGGCGAACTGATCGACCGCCAGCAGGCGGTCGGCCAGGTCTTCGCCCTGGCCCGCGTCGAGCGCGATGCCTGGCTGAACTGGCCCGCGCGCATCAGTTCGATGCTGGCGGCGGAACTGGGGATCGACCCGCACGCCATGCACGTTGCGCTGGAGCGCGAGGTGCGGCAGCACCTGTCCGAACTGGGGGACTTCGTCGCCCGCCTGGAGTGATCGTTGTACGACGGCTTTGACGACGTCGCGCGCGCCTGGCGCGACGGCTTGACGCCCGATCCCTTCTTGGATGTGTCCGAGTGGGCCGACCGCGACCGGGTGCTGTCGAGTACGTCGTCGTCTGAGCCCGGCCGCTGGCGCACCGCACGCACGCCGTACCTGCGCGACATCATGAACGACCTGTCGCCGGCCTCGGCGACCGAGCGCGTTGTGTTCATGAAGGGCGCGCAGGTCGGCGGGACCGAGTGCGGGAACAACTGGATCGGCTACGTGATCGCGTGTGCGCCGGGGCCGATGATGGCCGTGGCGCCCACGGTCGAGATGGCCAAGCGCAACTCGAAGCAGCGCGTCGATCCGCTGATCGAGGAATCGCCGTCGCTACGCGAGCGCATCGCGCCCTCGCGCGCGCGGGATTCGGGCAACACGATCCTCGCCAAGGAGTTCCGCGGCGGCGTCCTGGTCCTGACCGGCGCCAACAGCGCGGTCGGTCTGCGCTCGATGCCGGTGCGCTATCTGTTCCTGGACGAAGTGGACGGCTATCCGCGCGACGTGGAGGGCGAGGGCGACGCGGTGGCGCTGGCCGAAGCCCGTACCCGGACGTTCACCCGCCGCAAGATCTTGCTGGTCTCCACGCCAACGATTGCCGGCGCTTCGACCATCGAGCGCGAGTATCTGGCGTCGGATCAGCGTCGCTTCTTCGTGCCGTGCCCGCACTGCGCCCACGAGCAATGGTTGCGGTTCGAGCAACTGCGCTGGACGTGGGGTGACCCGCGTTCGACGCGCTACATCTGCGAGTCCTGCGAACAACCCATCGGCGAGCATCACAAGACCGCGATGCTGGCGGCCGGGCGGTGGATCGCCACGGCGCCGCAGAACCGCGGCAAGACCGCCGGCTACCACCTGTCGTCGCTGTACTCCCCGGTGGGTTGGCGCAGTTGGGCCGACATCGCCGCGGCCTGGGAGGCGGCGCAAGGCTCGGCGACCGCGCTCAAGGCATTCAAGAACACCGAACTCGGCGAAACCTGGGAAGAGGAAGGCGAAGCCCCCGACTGGGAGCGCTTGCTGGAACGGCGGGAGGACTACCGGGTCGGCACGGTGCCGGTGGGCGGTCTGCTGTTGGCCGGCGGCGCCGACGTACAGAAGGACCGCATCGAGGTCTCGGTGTGGGCCTTCGGCCGCGAGCGCGAAACTTGGTTGGTCGAGCATCGGGTGCTGATGGGCGATACCGCCCGCGCCGCGGTTTGGTCCGAATTGGCGGGATTGCTACGCGAGCACTGGACGCATGCGTCCGGCGCGTTGCTGCCGCTGACTCGGCTGGGCCTGGACACTGGCTACGCCACACAGGAAGCCTACGCGTTCGCGCGCGACGTGGCCGATCCCCGGCTTCTGCCGATGAAGGGCGTCGGCAGTGGCGCCGCGCTGATCGGCATCCCGACCGCGGTGGACGTGAGCGTGCCGGGCAAACGGCTGCGCCGCGGCCTGAAGTTGTTCGCGGTGGCCGGCGGGATCGCCAAGCTGGAGCTCTACAACGCCCTGCGGCTGTCGATCGAGATCGGGCCGGACGGCCAAGCCAGCTTTCCGGCCGGTTACGTCCACCTGCCCAAGATCGACGGGGAGTTCCTGCAGCAGCTGACGGGCGAACACCTGATCACCCGCCGCGACCTACACGGCTATCCGCAGCGGGTCTGGGAAAAGCGTCGTGATCGTAACGAGGCGCTGGACTGCTACGTCATGGCGCGCGCCGCGGCGATGCAGGCTGGCGTCGATCGCTTCGAAGAACGCCATTGGCGGGAGATGGCGCGCGTGATGGGCGTGCCGGCATCGACCGCGCCGCCAACGCCCGCAGCGCTACCCATTCCCACGGCTGCCCCACCGGGCGGCCTTTCTGTTTCTGACCCGCGCGCCCGGCGCCGGGTGATTTCGAGCCGTTTCATGCGATGAGCGATCTTCCGTACACCCACGAACAATTGCAGGCGTTGCGGATCGCGCTCGCGCGCGGCGAACGCCGCGTCAGCTTTGGCGACCGCCTAGTCGAATACCGCGGCGTCGATGAACTGCTCGCCGCGATCCGCGAGATCGAGGCCGCGCTCGCCGGCACCGAGGGTCGGCCGCGTCGCGCTCGCCGCCTGCTGACGACCACTGCCAAGGGCTTCTGACCATGGGCTGGTGGGGACGGCTACGCGCCGCGATGTCCGGCGGTGCACCGGTCCACGAGGTTGCCGGCCACGGCCGTCGCTCGACGGCGTGGCAGCCGAGCAATCCGGGTGCGGTCGCCGCGCTGCTGGCGACGGGTGACGCGCTACGCGTGCGATCGCGTGACTTGGTTCGTCGCAATGCCTGGGCGAACGCGGCGATCGAGGCGTTCGTGGCCAATGCGGTCGGCACCGGCATCAAGCCGCAGTCGCTGATCACGGACACCGTGCAGCGCGAGTCACTTCAGGCCCTGTGGCGCGACTTCGTAGACGAGGCTGATGCGGCCGGCCTGACCGATCTCTATGGGCTGCAGACGCTCGCGTGCCGCGCACTGTTGGAGGGTGGCGAGTGCCTGATTCGCCTGCGCCCGCGCCGAGCCGAGGACGGGCTGGCGGTGCCGCTGCAACTGCAGGTGCTCGAACCCGAGCATTTGCCGATTACCCTCAACCGCGAGGAGCCGAACGGCAACCTGATTCGGGCCGGGATTGAGTTTGACCGGCTCGGCCGCCGCGTGGCCTACCACCTCTACCTGTCGCATCCGCAGGACGGGGCGATGGCGCCGATGACGCGGCATGGCGGCCTGGACACGATTCGTGTGCCGGCGTCGGAAGTGCTTCATCTCTTTCGGCCGTTGCGCCCAGGCCAGATCCGCGGCGAGCCCTGGCTCGCGCGCGCGCTGGTCAAGCTCAACGAGCTCGACCAGTACGACGATGCCGAACTGGTCCGCAAGAAGACTGCGGCAATGTTCGCCGGATTCATTACCCGTGATGGCCAGGACGATCCGTTGCCGGGCGACTCGCCACCCGACGAGCACGGAAATGCACCGCTCGGCCTGGAGCCAGGCAGCCTGCAAATCCTGGAGCCCGGGGAGAATGTTGCGTTCGCCCAGCCGGCGGATGTGGGCGCCAGCTATGAGGCGTTCCTGCGCTCGCAGTTCCGCGCGGTGGCGGCTGCGATGGGCGTCACCTACGAGCAGCTCACCGGCGATCTGACCGGAGTCAACTACTCGTCCATCCGTGCCGGTCTGCTGGAGTTCCGGCGCCGCTGCGAGCAGGTCCAGCACTCGGTCCTGGTCTATCAGATGTGCCGGCCGATCTGGGCGGCGTTTGTGGATGCCGCGGTGTTGGCCGGCGCCATCGAGCTGCAGGGCTATCGCCGCCGCAAGCGGAAGTACCGCGCCTGCAAGTGGGTGCCGCAGGGCTGGAACTGGGTCGATCCCGAGAAAGAGTTCAACGCCATGATCCTGGCGATCCGCGCCGGCCTGCTCTCGCGCGCGGAAGCGATCGCGAGCTCGGGCTACGACGCCGAGACCATCGATCGCGAAATCGCGGCCGACGCCGAGCGCGCCGACCGCCTGGGCTTGGTGTTCGACACCGACCCGCGTCGCGTCGCCCGCAACGGCGCCTTCCAATCCGCGCCGGCCGAGCCGGCGCCGACCGAACCTGAAACCATCTAATGACCGGACTGCCTTATCTGGCGGCGCGCGTGTTCAACACACCGCTGCTGATCCAGCGCGTCAAGCTGGACGTGATCCTGAGTGTGCTCGAACCCAAGTTCGAGCTTCAGACCCTGCCGCCCCCGCAGATGGCGCTGCCTGCGGTGTCGGCGCCGCGCTACGCGGATCACCGCAGCATCGCCGTGATTCCGATCCACGGCACCTTGGTGCAGAGGACGGCCGGACTCGATGCCTTGTCGGGCCTGACCAGCTATCAATCGATCGCCCAGCAGTTTGACGCCGCGCTAGCTGACCCTTCGGTGCGGGGCATCGTGCTCGACATCGATAGCCCTGGCGGCGAAGCCGCAGGCGTTTTCGATCTGGCCGACAAGATCCACGTGGCTCGGCAGACGAAGCCCATCTGGGCCGCGGCGAACGACGCGGCTTTCTCTGCGGCGTATGCCCTGGCCAGCGCCGCCAGCCGGATCTTCGTCACGCGCACCGCTGGTGTCGGCTCCATCGGCGTGATCGCTCTTCATGTTGATCAGTCCCGACGTGAGGCCAACGCCGGCCTGAGCTACACGCCGATTCTGGCCGGTGCGCGGAAGAACGACGGCAGCTCGCACCAGCCGCTGACGCCGGAAGCACGCGCGGCGATCCAAACCGAAGTCGACCGCCTCTACGAACTGTTCGTCCTGACTGTCGCCGAGCAACGCGGGGCTGCGGCGGATGCGATTCGCGCTACTGAGGCTGGCTTGTTCTTCGGCCAGGACGCGCTCGACGCCGGCTTGGCCGATCGCATCGGCACGCTCGGCGACGCCGTGCAGCAACTGCACACCGAACTGGACGCCGCTGCGCGTCCCCTTTCCCTGGAGTCCCCCACGATGTCCACCTCCGAATCGACGGCGCCCGCCGTCGACGTTGACGCCGTGCGCGCGCAAGCGCGCGGCGATGCCCTGGCGATCGCCGAGCTGTGCACGCTCGCCGGCCGTCCCGACCTGACTGCGGCGTTCCTGGGTGAGAGCCTAAGCACCACCGATGTCCGCCGCAAGCTGCTCGGCCTGCGCGCCGAATCGTCCGAGATCACCAGCCACTTGTCGCCGACCGCGGCGCCTGCCGCCGCCGCGGTGTCGCTGGACGACAACCCGCTGATCCACGCCGTGAAGGCGCGGGCCGCGCGTGCGAAGAAGGAGCGCTGAGATGGGCATTACCGTCTTTCCGCCGCAGACCGAGCCGAACAACCTGGGCGACCTACTCAAGTTTGAGGCCGACAACCTCTACTCGCGCGATCGCGTCACGGTCGCCGCCCAGCAGGCGCTTCAACTGGGTCACGTCGTAGGCCGCATCAACGCTACCGGCCACGTGGTCGCGCTGGATCCGGGCGCGACGGACGGTCGTGAGCAGGCTGCGGGCGTCGTCATCGTCCCGATCATTACCGCGGACACGCCCAGCCCGGATGGGCTGATCGTCGCGCGCCACGCGACCGTCGCCGACCACGCCTTGGTCTGGCCGAAGGCCATCACCCCCGAACAGCGAACGACCTGCATCCAGCAATTGCGGGCCATCGGCGTGCTCGTGCGCCAAGGAATCTGACCCATGTCGATGAATAACCCGTTCCACAATCCGGCGTTCTCGATGAGCGCGCTGACCGCCGCGATCAATATCCTGCCCAACCAGTACGGTCGGCTCGACGAGCTCGGCTTGTTCCCGGTCCGGCCGGTGCGGACCCGGCAGGTGACGGTCGAGGAGCGAAACGGCATCTTGTCGTTGCTACCTACGCAACCCGTCGGTTCGCCAGGTGCCGTTGGCAAGCGTGGTAAGCGCTCGCTACGCGCCTTCAACGTCCCGCACATTCCGCACGAGGATGTGGTTCTTCCAGAAGAAGTGATCGGCGTGCGCTCCTTCAGCACCGAGTCCGAGCTGGAGACCATCGCCGGTGTCATGGCCGATCACCTGCAGACGATGCGGAACAAGCATGCGATTACCCTCGAGCACCTCAGGATGGGGGCGCTCAAGGGCGTCATCCTGGATGCCGATGGCAGCGAGTTGGCGAATCTGTTCGATATCTTTGACATCACGCCGAAGATCTTCGATTTTCAGCTGTCGAACAAGGAAGCCGATGTTCGGCAGAAGTGCATCGACCTGAAGCGCTATATGGGTAATGCCCTAAAGGGCGAGCGCATGAGCGGCATCCACGTTCTGGTATCGCCGGAGTTCTTCGACGCGCTGTCCGGGCACGACAAGGTCAAGGAGGCCTATCACCTCTGGCAAGAGGGTGCGGCCCTACGCGACGACATGCGCTCGGATTTCCGCTTCGCCGGCGTCCGCTTCGAAGAGTACTCCGGAGAGGCGAGCGATACGGAAGGGAAGTCCCGGCGCTTCATCGCCGCGGGCGAAGGCCACGCGTTCCCGCTGGGCACGCTCGATACCTTCGCGACCTACGTTGCGCCGGCCGACTTCAACGAGACAGTCAACACCCTCGGCCAGATGCTTTACAGCAAGCAGGCGCCGCGTAAGTTCGATCGCGGAACCGATCTGCACACGCAATCCAATCCGCTGCCGATGTGCCACCGGCCCGCACTGCTGGTGAAACTGAAGGCGTAATCGTGGATGCGTTTTTGACGGCCGATGCCGTAGTCTTCGACATGCTCGGCGTCGTCGCGCAGGTTCAGCGCCCACCTAACCCCTCGGCGTCGATCCGCCTTGTCGTGCGCGACGGCGCCGAGCGCTTAGGCGAGTACCAGCAAGTTATCGGCTTGGTTCGGCACGTGTGCGCGCGCAATCGGGAATGGGTATTCCGCCGCGGCGACATTGTCACAATCGATGACCGATCCCAAGCGGTTGAGGCCATCGTCCGCAATGACGGTCGGGTGAACGAGGCGGTGCTGCATGGCTGAGCCGGCGCCGACGTGGTCGCTGCTGGAACGTATCGCTGCGCGCCTGGCTGAAATCCGAATCGGCGGCGGCTATCGAACCGACATTGGCGCCGACGTGGCCCTGGAGCCGGCACAGCACGCCGATCTGGACGTCCCGGGGCTGACGTTGGCCGCGCTAGGCGTGCAACGGGACAACCAAAAGGCGCATGGCCGGCATCGGCTTCTGCAGGCGATGGTCGAAGCCACGTTGCCGGCCAGTTTCATCGACGCTCATGCCCGCGCCCACGCCGTCGCAGCCGACGTCGAGGATGCCCTCGATGCCTGGATTCCGCTGCCGCATGCACTTCCGTTGCAGGTCGAGGACATCGTGTTCCTCGATCGGCCCGAAGGGTTGGCCGTGGTCGCCGTCCAGCTCACCTTGACCGTACGGTATCGGCGCTGATGCGGGTATCCATCGACGCCGATGGCGCGTTGGACGCGGCCAAGCGCATCAGCGACCTGCCGGCGAAGGTGCTGATCGCGCAGCGACGCGCGCTGGGCACGCTGCGGCGCCGCTGGCCGGTCATCGCGCGCCGCGACATCCAAACCGAATACGCGCTGTCGGCGGCCCGCATTCGCGATGGCTTGAGCGTGCGGCTCATCCGCGACGGCATCGAGCTGGTGGGCCGTGTGCGGGGCATCGGTCTGCTGAATTTCGCCGGGCGCGACACGCCCTCGGGGCTTCGCTACCGCATCTTCCGAAATCGGCCGGGCCACGAACCCCACGGCTTCGTCCGCAGTCGGCGCGGCCAGGGCATCCGCAAGGCGTGGGAGCGCGAACCGCTCGCCGGCAGCGGCGGCACCCGCCGCGTACCGCGCTACCCCATCGAGCCGCTGTTTGGCCCGTCGTTGGCCCAAATGCTGCGCAAGGGCGACCGCCCGACCCGCATGGCCCAAGCCGGCCTGGACGTGATCACCGCCGACCTGGATCGGCAACTGCTGCGCTCGCTGCGCCGCTGAACGGGCTGCCGGCTGGCGGCCTTCGACACCATATATATAGGAGTACGCGACCCGATGGCCGCGCCGAATCTGTTTTCCTTCCAGGGCAAGGTCTACCTCGCCCAGCGCAAATCGACGGGCAAGCCCGGTCCGCTGCGCTGGGTCGGCAATGCACCGCAACTGGAACTCGCCCTGGAAGTCCAAAACTCGGACAAGTTCGAATCGTTCAGCGGCAATCGCTTGCTGTACGGCCGGCTGGTCCAGTCCAAGACCGCCAACGTCAACCTGACGCTGGATGAAGCGACCCCGGAGAACTTGGCCGAGGGCTTGTACGCCTTGCCGGCGACCGTGCCGGCCGGCGCGGTCAGCAACGAACTGCTGCCGGTGGGCCTCAAGGCGGGCGATCTGGTTGCGCTCGACCGCGGCCACGTCAGCGAACTGTCGTTGACCGACAGCGCCAACCCGCCGGTCACCATCCCCCCTGCGAATTGGTGGACCGAATCGTCCGCGGCCGGTGTGCTCGGGCTGCGGAAGGTCGACGGATTTACCCAGCCATACAAGGCGACCTATCAGTACGGCGCGACGGTCAACATCGCGCTGTTCACCACCCCGCCGCCTGAGCGGATGTTGTTCCTCGACGGCATCAACACCGTCACCGGCCAGCGCGCCAAGGTGACGCTGTACCGCCTGACGTTCAATCCCATTGAGCAGTTGGCGCTGATCTCGGAAGAGTGGGGCAGCCTGCAACTGTCTGGCGCCGCCTTGTTCGATGAATCCCGCGCGCTGGACCCCGAACTGGGTGGTTTCGGCCGGATCGAGTTGGTGACCGGCTGATGGCGCGCAAGGTGAAGCGCCGGACGCCACCGGCCGACGACCTGACGATCCTAGAGCCGAATCGCACGCTGCCCATCGATGGACGCAGCGTGACCGTGCGCGAAATCGGCTTCTTCGAGAGCCTGCGTTTGCATGCCGAAATCGCGGCGCTGGTCGCCGATCTAGTCGAGCAGACCGGCGACGGCAATGTGGACCTCGGGCGCCTGCATCGGGTGTGCGCGGCGCATCCGACCGCCACGATTGCGCTGCTCGCGCAAGCCTGCGATCAGCCCGCCGAATGGGTGCAGGCATTGCCTGGCGCGCAAGGCGATCTGCTGCTGCTGACCTTCTGGGCGGTCAACGCCGATTTTTTTCTGCAGCGCGTGCTGGCGGCGGTGGAACTGCGGCGAGCGGCCCCGGCAGCGACTGGCCCAGCGTCCTCGCCACCCTGATCGATCATGGCCACGACTGGCCGTGGATTGAGCGCGCGACCGCGCGCCAACTCGCGCTGTTCTACCGCGCCGCGATCCAGCGCGAGCGCGCGCTGCGTGCCGAACGCATTGAGGACTTGAACGCCGGCTTCGCTGGCGGAGCGGACGTCACCGCCCTTATCCAATCCCTGCGGGAATCCCTATGAAACTGATTGAGAACTGGCGCCAGGCGTGGCGCTTTCTGAGCGTGCAGGCGATGACGCTCGCCATCGCCCTGCAAGGGGTCTGGCTCAACCTGCCCGACGATCTGCGTGTGCATCTACCGGATCGGGTTGCAATGTACGTCAGCGCGGGCGTTTTGATCCTGGGTCTGTTCGGCCGACTGTTTCAGCAGCGAGGCGCCGATGGCACGCCTGACCGCTGAGCAGGCCGGTGGCCAGAACGTTGTCGCGTTCTTGGACATGATCGCGCACGCTGAGGGCGTCGAGCGCTTTAGCGTCATCGGCGGCTACGACGTGCTGGTGGGCGGCGACCGGTTTACCGACTTCGCTAAGCATCCGCGCTTGATGATTTGGCTGCCGAAGTATCGAATCCATTCCACCGCGGCCGGTCGCTATCAGTTCTTGTGGCGGACTTGGAACAGCTTGCAGATGCGGCTGGGCCTACCGGACTTCGGCCCGGCCTCGCAGGATTGTGCCGCCATCGAGCTCTTGCGCGAGAACGGCTCGCTGGCCGACATCCAGAAGGGATGGATCAGTTCGGCGGTTCGGAAGTCCCGCAAGACGTGGGCTTCGCTGCCTCAGGCTGGCTACGGGCAACGCGAGGTATCCCTAGAGAACCTATTGGCTGCCTTTCAAAAGGCAGGAGGTTCTCTCTCGTGATCGTCCGTGTCCGAGGGCTTTCTGGACCAATTAATAATAAGAAGATGAGCGGCGACTAATAGAGTCCCTTGGATGCTCATCGTCCAAACCCAATAACCGCTACCGAGTGATGCGATTCTGCTGAGATCCCCGGCCTCGTTTGACATCATTGAATCGCGAAAGAGAAAGGCAAACGCCGTGAGCACGGATAGCCCCGCTATGGCGACGGCGTGTGCGTAGTATTTTTTGATGACGAAAATCCAAGAAAGAAACAACAACGGATTGGCGTACCACTCCCAAACGCCAATGAAAGGTCCGAACGCACCTGATAGCAAGACTTCGTAAGATCGAATGGTGGTCGTGCCGCAGGTTGCTTCAAGGGTATAAGCGGGTAAGGGCAGGCACGCTATGAATAGTAAGGCTCCCATGCCCACCGCGAGCTTCTCCAGGCGGCGAGTAATTTCCGCCGATGTAAGCGGGAATTCATTGCTATTCATCCTGTCCTCGTCCTGAGTACGGCGTGGTTTGACCTTCAACCGGGAAGCATGCCTGACTAATCTGCTTCCCGGTAGCCCTCATAAGAAGCGGCCTGCTCAGACATGAGCCCAACGGCCAGCGCCCCATAACCCTGCTTCAGCCTGAGTATCTGGCCGCAGTGCGGCGGGGTCGGAGCCTGCCTACGCACTATAGATGGCCAATCGCGACACCACGATCACGCTATTGCTGCGAGGCAATGCGGCGGCGCTGAATGCTGCGCTTCAACAAGCCGGCGCGCGCGTGCGCTCGTTCGCGAACGAGTCCCAGGCGGGGGGACGCAAGGTGCAGGCCAGCCTGGTGGGCTTGCAGTCCGAGATCCGAGGCATCGCGGCCGGCTATCTGTCGCTGCGATCGGTACAGGCGCTCGCGCGCGTTGCTGACGAGGCGGTCACCCTGCAAGGCCGCCTGAAGCTGGCGACCAAGAGCCAGGAGGAATTCAATACCGCCTACAGCGGTGTACAGCAGATCGCGCAAGCCACGCGCCAGCCACTGGCGGCCACCGTCGATCTCTATGCCCGCGTCGAGCGCAGCACGCAATCGCTCAGGCTGAGCCAGGATCAACTTCTCGGCCTGACCCAGACGATCTCGCAAGCAGTTGCGCTCAGCTTCACCTCTGCGGCTTCGGGCGAAGCTGCGCTGATGCAGTTGGGCCAGGGATTGTCGACGGGCCGGCTCGGCGGCGAGGAACTCAACTCGGTTCTGGAGCAGACGCCGCGCCTCGCCGAGGCGTTGAAGGCCGGCTTGAGGGATCTGGGCGTCGAAGGCGCCGACAACCTCAAGAAGTTGGCGTCCGAAGGCAAGCTGACCACCGCGCTGGTGCTGCGGGCGATCCAGAGCCAGGGTAAGTCGGTTTCCGAGGAGTTCGCGAAGCTGCCGCTGACCATCGGCGGTGCGCTCACCCAGCTGAGCAATGCGTTCACCATCACTGTCGGCGACACCGAGCGGGCGACGGGAGCCGCCGGGGCCTTTTCTACCGAGCTTTCCTCCCTCGCGATCTTCGTCTCCAGCTACAACGCCGCCCTGGTCACTGCGGGCGGTACGACGGATGCCGCCGGCGAGAAGCTCAATGTGCTGGTGTCGATTGTGCGCGTACTCGGCACCGCGATCATCGGGCTCAAAGTTGGGTTCCAGCTGGTAGGTCGCGTCATCGCGGCCCTGATGATCAGCGTCGAAAACCTCGCCCGGTATTTGGCGTTGAACGGCCGGGTCGTCGTCGCCTATGTCGAGTCGGTCAAGAAGGTCGCGCAGTTCGATTTTTCGGGGCCGTCGCAGTTTTTCCAGGTCCAGCAGCAGGCTTTGGGCGAGGCCAAGGGCCTTGCGCGCCAGACCGCCGAGGCGTGGCGCGCGGCAGGCGGCGACATGATGGAGGATATCGCCAAGGCCAATCAGCAGATCGAACTGCTTTGGAAGACCAGCGCAGACGGCAAGCCAGCACGCGACTTTGCCGCGAACGCCAAGACCATCGCGGATTCGGCGGGAAAAGTCGGCGACAAGAAGGCTAAGGACAAAGGCGAGTCCAAAAAATCGAAGCAAGACAAGGAGCGCGACGAGCAGGAGCGCAAAGACAAGGCGCGACGACAAGAACTAGCCGACGCGGTCGCTTCTGCGCAGAACGCCTTGCTTCGCATTCAAGGTAAAGAGAAGGAGGTGCGGGAGCGCGAGTTGACGGCGCAGTACGCGCCTTTGATCGCGGACATGAAGCGTCTGGGCGTTGCGGGTGAGTCCACGCTGCGGATGCACATCGACACCGAGTCCGCTCAGGCCGAGTTGCAGGAACTGCAGGCGAAGATCGAGCAGATATTCGGCGACCAATCGCGCCAGGAACAGTCGATTCAAACCCGCCAGCAAGCGGGCCTGCTGACCGAGATTGGCGCGCGTCGCGAGTTGCTTGATCTGCACGGTCGCACCGCGGCGGAGGTTGATCAACTGCTGCCGAAGATGGATGCGCTGGCCGCCAAGACGGGGTCTCCGGAGGCCATCGAGCGGGTCAGGGATCTGACCGCGCAGGTCGCGGCGTTGAAGACCCAATCGAACGAACTGGTGGTGACGCTCACCAACGGCTTCGAGGCCGGCCTGGGCAATGCACTGGAAGGACTGGCCACCGGCACGTCGACGCTGCGGCAGGCGCTGACGGGCTTGGTGCAGGATATGGCCCGCTCGCTGGCGCAACTGGCCTCGCAGCAACTGGCGGCCCTGGCGACAGCCAAGCTGATGTCGGTCGTAGGAAGAATCGTGGGTGGGGGCAAAACCCCGGACATCGCCCAGCCGGACCCGGTTCAAGCCGCAGCGGCCGGCGCTGCCTATGCCACCCCGATCACCGGCGCGTCGGTGGCGCTGGGCGTGGCCGGCGGCGTGGTGCTCAAGGCGGCCAATGCGATGCAGACGGCTGCGGCGACCCTGCTGGCGGCCAATGCGACCAAGCGCGCGAGCGGCTTCTTCGCGTCAGGCGGTTTTACCGGCATCGGCCCGAAGTACGCGCCGGCCGGCATCGTACACCGCGGTGAGTTCGTCAATCGCCGGGAGGTCGTGCGCCAGCCGGGTGCACGGCCGTTCTTGGAGCGGTTCAACCGCATCGGCATGGCCGCATTGGACGGGTTGCGTGGGTATGCCGGCGGGGGCTTTGTGTCGCCGGCTCCGACCGCACCCGCTCTCGCGCGCAGGCCGGTGTCGGAGCGGTCCGCCGCCAGCGCGCCCGAATCGCGATCCGCGCAGATCACGAACGTGCTGTATTTGGACCCGCGCGAGATCGTCAACGTGATGGGCACACAAACAGGGCGGCAGGTGATTCTGTCCACCATCCGGGCCAACGCTCCAACCGTCCGACAGGATCTCGGTTGAACCTTTTGGCCACGCATTTGCAGCAGCGCACATGACCTTACGAACCGGCACGGCTTCCGACTACTTCGATTTCCTTGGCCGACTGGAATCCGCGCTCTGCACTGAGGGCCACGCCTGGGGATTGCTCTATTCTGGCGCCGGCAACGGCACGTTGACTGGATCGGACGGCGCTGCCGGCGGGTACCGCGGCGGTAGCGCCAGTGTCGCTGAAGGATTCACGATCACGGCCCTCGACGCCGGGCGGTTCCAGGTGGTCGGTGCGCTGGCGGGCGACCTGGGCATCGCCCAAGTGGGCCAGCCCTTCGAGTCCGATCGGCTGCGGTTTCGCATCAACGCCGGATCGACTCCGTTCGTCGCGGGCGACCGTTTCACCTTGAACACCTCGCCGGCCTGGACGCTGGTCCGCCGCTACGGCTGCCGCAACGCAGGCTTCCGCACGACGAACCTGACCAATCCGGCCGCGGTGTTCGACAACCGCACGGACACCTGGGGCAGCCGGCCGGTCGCCGATCTACCGGCGCACGCCAGTATCGAGATGATCGGCCCCGCTTCGGTCAAGGCGATCACGCTCGGCATCGGCGACAGCGGCGCGCGCGGCCCGGGCGCTTTCGAACTGCAGCGTTCGGACGACGGCTCGGCCTGGTCGCGGGTGCAGGCGTGGGCCGGCCAGGTCTGGCCGACCGCGCGCATGCGCCGGACCTATCCGGTCACCGGCGCGCCCGCGCCAACGCGCTTCTGGCGCGTGCTGGTCACCGCCACGGCCGGCGCCGATCCGCTCGACGTGAACGATGTCAGCTTCCACACCGATCTCAACGCCGACTTCGAACTCGAAGACCGGGGGCAGTGGATCGTGCAGGCGCCAAGCCTGGATGGGCAGAAGGCAATCTTCATCGGCGCCGAACTGTACGAGGATGCCGCGCGCGCGACCTACAACCTGAATTGGTACGGCTTTCGCTCGCACAATCCCCTGCGCAGCGTGCGGACGCAGACCAACGCCAGTGGCCTGCGTTGTTTGCCGCTGCGCAATGGTCCCTTCGCCTACTGGTTGGCGATCAACGGCCAGCGGGTGGTGATCGTTGCACGAGTCGGTACGGTGTATTTGAGCGCCTATCTGGGCTTCATCAACGCCTACGAGCCACCATCGATCCATGAGTATCCGCTCGCAATCGGTGCCTGCGGTTCGTCGGAGACGCTGACACCGGACGGTACCGACGCTAACTTCCGCTGCTTCTTCGATCCAGGCCGCTACGGGCTGGCGGCGAACTATCCGGACAACGTCTGGCGTGTGCATGCCAACCGGTATGCGTCGGGATCGAGCGACAACGGCGACACCGAAACACCCGGCAAGGTGTATCCGAGCGCGATGTCGACCTGGGGCGATCGTCCTAATCTTCGCGAGAACCTGGACGGCACCTCGCCCGTGCTGCCGTTGGTGTTGGGCAGCACGTCGCCGCGGCACGAGTTGGGCGAGTTCGACGGCTGCGGCTGGACCACGGGCTTCAGCACCGCCTCCGAATCGCGGATCGACCACGACGGCGCGGTCTGGATGGCCTTCCAGAACGCCTTCCGCATCTCGCCCGACAACTACTTCGCTCTGAAGCTGGACTGATGGCCTACGCGACTTCCGCGGCGAACGATCCCAACGAACTGCTCGACAAGCTGCGGGTGTTCGCCCAAGGCAACGGCTGGGCGGTGGATGGATGGCGCGATCGTACCGCTCGGGCCGGCAAGGCGCTGAGCGTGCATGTCGGCGCGTTCTACGCCACCTTCCTGACCGAGCTGGGCGGCGGCGACAGCGCTCGGCCGCCGCCGTTCGTCGGCGCCTTCGGCCACACCGGGTACGCGGCCAACGCCAATCCCGATGTCCAGGCGGACGCCAGCGCGCACGTCTGGACGAACTACGTGCAAGGTCCGTACAGCGCCGTCCATTTCTTCAGCGCAACGGCGCCGCGGCCTTACCTGCACATTGTGCTGGAGACCCAGGCGGGAACGTTCAAGCACTTCGGGACGGGCACGCTGGTGACCGCGGGCGTGGTGAACACCGGGCAGTACGTCTACGGCAGCCAGTGGTACTACGACGCCAACTACATCAACAACCCGGACGACTATCGCCATGCGATGGCGTTTGATGACTACTGGGCCAACTACGTCTCCCCGACGACGCGGGTGCGCGCCGACTTCGACGGCGTGTCGCCTCGGTGGCATGCCATCTCGGACAGTGGTAGCGATACGCGCGCGCTGTACTGCGGCTGGCGCCGCCGCGCCGCGCCGATCCATCTATTGAAGGAGATCGGGCACAGCACCTTGACCGGCCGCGCGCCCGGCCAGCCGCTGTGGTGTTCGGTGCCGCGCGGCGGCGATCTGAACTCCGATGTCGGCCATCCACCTGATCTGCGCTTTATTCGCCTGGACAGCTACGCTCCCGGCGAGGAACTGGTGCTGGGCAGCGACCGCTGGAAGGTGTTCCCGGTCCATCGCAAAAACGGCCCGGCCGGTACGCCCAACAGCGGGATCTACGGGTACGCCTACCGCATCACCGAGTAACGAGCGGATTTCGCATGTGGCATGGCCTGTGGCCGCTGACCTTCAGCGGTCAGGGCGACTATTTCCGAACCCGATCCTTTTGGGACGGCCGCGCCAGCGGCGCGCTGGGATCGGAGCCTGAGTATGGCCGGCGCACCGTCGAGGTGCCGCAGCACGTCGGAGATCAACGTCGCGGCGCCCTGCAGGCGCTGTTCGGCGATGACTTCTTCGACCGCATTCACGTCGAGCCGCGGGTGTTGAACCTGGGCAACGTCAGCAGCGTGCAGCGACGCGCGGTGCGCGTGTGGAATGCGTTCCGCAGCCGGGCGCTGACCTTGACCGACGCCACGCTGTCAGGCGGCGAGGGCATTGTCCTGACGGCGCCGGGTGTGCCGCCGCTGCCGTTCGCGCCGTTGTCGGAACGCACCTGGCAGGTGGCGGTCGGGACGGACGGGCCGCCGGTGATCGGCGCCACCTTGGGGTTCCGGTTCGACGGCTTTGCCGAGATCCCGGTCGTTATCACCGGCCAGCGTATCGTCGCCTTCGCCTTCGTGCCCGATTGGTCGCGGGGCGTGCTGGAGCGGCTGGCCTGGCGGACCGACATCCTGACCAGTCCGCTGCAGGTCGAGCAGCGGCGCGGGCTGCGGTCGACGCCGCGGCGCTCGTTCGAAGCGACGCTGATCGTGGACGGCCGCGAGCGGGCGCTGCTGGATTTGTCCGTGTACGGCTGGGGCGGGCGCACCTGGGCGTTGCCGATCTGGCCGGATGGGCAATGGTTGGGCGCGGAGCATGCGCTCGGCGTTCGTGTTTTGGCCTGCGACCCGGCCTATCGGGATTTCCGGCCGGGCGGCCTGGTGCTGCTGCGCGGTCCGACCGCCTTCTCGACCGAAGTCGCCGAGATCGAGTCGATCGGCGCCGATCGCATCGTCCTGCGGCATCCGACCACGCACGCTTGGCCGCGAGGAACGCGTCTGTACCCGGTGCGCACCGCGCGCTTGGCCGAGGCGCCGAAGGTAAACCGCCTGACCGATCAGGCCGCCACGGTCGCGGTGCGCTTCGACGTGGTCGAGCCCTGCGATTGGCCGGCCCTGGTGGATGCGCCGATGTACCGCGGGCACCCGGTGCTGGCTGATCGCCCGGACGAGTCGGAATCGCTGTCCGCCGGCTGGCAGCGCGCGCTGCTGTCCCTGGACAACGAATTCGGCGCCCCGTTCGTGCTGGACCCGGCGGACTGGGCGGCCGTTACCCAATCGCATCGCTGGCGGATGCACGGTCGGGTGGAGCGGGCGCGGGTCCGGTCCTGGCTGTACGCCCTGCGGGGCCGCCAGCGCGCCGTGTGGCGGCCGACCCACGCCGACGACTTGGCCTTGCTGGCCACGGTCGCCGGCACCGCCACGGCGGCGGACGTCGCCAACGTCGGCCTGGCGCGGTTCGGCGGCCTGCGGCCTGGGCGGCGCGACCTGCGGATCGAGCTGCGCGACGGCCGCGCCTTCCACCGCCGCATCACCGCCGCGGTCAGCCTGGACGACGCCATCGACCGCATCACCTTCGACGCCGCGCTGGGCGCGGATGTCCGCGTGCGCGACGTGAAGCGGATCAGCTTCATGGCCTTGTCGCGCGCCGACAGCGACGAAACCGAGATCGAGCATCACACCGATAGCGATGGTGCCGCCGATGCGGCCGTCGTGCTCCGGGCGGTGCGCGATCCCGATCAAGATGATGGACCCGTCCCGGCATGAGTTTCGACCAATTCGAGCGCTCGACCGCCGCGGGCAATCCCCGGCGTTTGTACGAGTTTGTCCGTGGTGGCAAGCGTTGGCGCTACACCGGCGGCGACCGCGATTTTCAACTCGACACCCAGACCTATCGCGCCGTCGCCATCAGCGACGACGGCATCCGCCAGTCTGGCCACCTCGCCAGCGACGTGTTGACGATCACTGCGCCGGGCGATTTCGAAGTGGCTCGCCTCTATCGCGGCTTGCCGCCGTCGACCGAGGTCGCCGTGTTCGTGCGCGACATCCACGAAGGCGACGCCGAGGCGCGCGTGTCCTGGGTGGGCCGCATCGCGGGGGTCAACCGCCCCAAGCTGGAAACGGCCGAAGTTCGCTGCCAGTCGCTGGATGCCGCGCTCGGCCAGCCCGGTCTGCGGCTGGCGTGGACGCGCGGTTGCCCGCACACGCTGTACGACCGCAACTGCCGGGTGAATCCGGAAGCGCATCGGGTACCGGCCGCGCTGGCGACCATCGCCGGCAACGTCGTCACGGCAGGCGCGTTCGGGTTGCTTCCGGATGGCTGGTTGGCCGGCGGCTTCCTGGCTTGGGATCTGGGCGAGGCGGGTGTCGAGCGGCGCGGTATCCGCTCGCACGTCGGCGAGCGGCTGATCTTGCTCGGAGCCGGCGACGGGCTGCGTGTCGGGCAAGCCGTCGTCGCCTATCCCGGCTGCGCGCGGACGATCGCGATCTGCCACAGCAAGTTCGCCAACGCGCCCAACTACGGCGGCGCCCCGGGGCTGCCCGGTAAATCCCCCTTCGACGGCACGCCCGTCTTCTGATATCGGAATGCTTCCATGAATGTCTGGGTCCAACTGGCGATCTGGCTGGTCAGCTATTTCGTCTCGGCGGCCGCACGGCCGAAACCGCCGCAGCCCAAGCCGGCGGCATTCGGCGACTTCCAGTTCCCACAGGCCACCGAAGGCACGCCGCAGGCGGTGATCTTCGGCGACGTGTGGATTTCGGATTGGATGGTGTTGGGCGTCGGGCAATACCGCACGCAGCCGATCAAGCAAAAGGGCGGCAAGAAGTGATCGTGACCCTGGATCACCTGCGCCGCGCGCCGGGTTTCGGTGCGCGGCCGGGGTTCTGCGCCCAGGGCGGGCGCGAGTGGTTCGCCTACTACGGCCTGGACTGGAGCGCGTTTGTGCGCGACGGCATCGAGGCCGAGACGATCGAGGCGACCGGCGATGCACTGGGCCTGCACCTGGTCGCCTTCGCGCGCGCGGAGGCCGCGCGTGGGTAGTCGCAAGAAGCAGACGGTCGGTCACCGTTACCTGTTCGGATTGCACATGGGCCTCGCACGAGGGCCGGTGGACGAGATTGTCGAGATTCAGGTCGGCGACCGCGAAGCCTGGAAGGGCTCGATCACCAAGAGTGGTCGGATCGTCATCAACAAGCCCGACCTGTTTGGCGGCGACAAGGGCGAGGGCGGCATCAAGGGCACGCTCGACGTGCTGATGGGTGAGGCCGACCAAGCCGTGCTGCCGGCGCTGGCCGCGCTGCATGGAGCGCCGACGCCTGCGTTCCGCGGCGCCACGACCCAGTACTTCGACGGCCAGATCGCGGCGAACAACCCGTACCCCAAGGCATGGAAGGAACGCGCGCGGCGCGCGCTGGCCGGCTGGGACGGCGCGCCCTGGTATCCCGAGAAGGCGGTGATCTGGCTCGCCGACGGCGCCATCCGATCAATGAACCCGGCGCACATCCTGGTCGAGTGCCTGACGAACCGAGATTGGGGTCGCGGCCTGGACCGTGGCCTGTTGGACGAGGCCAGCTACCGCCGCGCCGCCGACACGCTGCACGCCGAGAGCTTCGGCCTGTGCCTGCGATGGGCGCGGCAAACCTCGGTCAGCGATTTCATGCAGGTCGTGATCGATCATATCGGCGCGGCGCAGTACACCGACCGTAGCACAGGCCGCTCGACGTTGCGTCTGCTGCGCGACGACTACCGCGTCGAAGACCTGCCGGTGTTCGACTACGAGTCCGGCCTGCTGGCGATCGAGGAGGACGAAGGCGGCGCGCAGGACGGCGCGGTCAATCAGGTCATCGTGACCTGGTACGACCCGATTAACGACGAAGATCGCCAGATCCGGGTTCAGGATCTGGCCGGCATCCAAGCGACCGGCGGTGTGGCGTCGACCACCACCGAGTACCGCGGCTTGCCGACC